AAAGGTATATTACCTAGTAAGGCAAAAAAGAATGGCACTCGCAAAAAGTCAACGAAGTCTTAAATCTTGGAGCAAACAGAAGTGGAGAACAAAAAGTGGTAAACCCAGTAGCAAAACTGGAGAACGCTATCTTCCTGAGGCTGCAATCAAAGCTCTATCACCCCAAGAGTACGCAGCGACAACTAGAGCTAAAAGAAAAGGCACAAAGCAGGGGAAACAATTCGTCAAACAACCAAAGAGTATCGCAAAGAAAACACGAGCGTATAGGAAAGTAAAGTAATGATAGTAAAAGCATGGTTCATAGTAGCAGTAATGTCTGGAGTATATACAGACGGAACAAAGGATGTATTCATATTTCAAAACCCACCAGATCACGGACACTTTCATAGTTCAGTTATGTGTCAAAAGTTTATAGGGGATCATCCTTTTAAGCTTGCACGAGCCTTGATTAAAGAGTATGGTAACAGACCACCTGAGCAGATTATGTGCGTACCTGAAGAAACAGTAAAATTGTTTATGCAGGAAGGTGGCAAACGAGGAGAAAAAACCTAGTGTTATACGAGCCTACATGTGAAGTTTGTGGGCATCACATAGAAGATGATAGATGTGAGTATTGTCGTAATACAGGTGGGAATGACAAAAGTTCTAAATGAAAAACAACAAAAGTTTATGGCTGTCTTGTTTGAAGAAGCTAACGGTGATGTTGTAGCTGCTAAAAAACTTGCAGGATATTCAGACACGACTACAACACATGATGTCATCAAATGTCTTAGAGATGAAATAGCAGAAGCTACAAGAGACTACATGTCACGTATTGCACCAAAGGCTGCGGTGGCTATGGGTAACGCACTTGTTGATCCTACAGAGTTAGGTATTAGAGACAAAATGGTAGCAGCAAAAGATTTATTAGACAGAGCAGGATACATAAAAACAGAAAAGGTCAATGTAGAATCTTCAGGAGGTTTGTTTGTCCTTCCTGCTAAAGAAGGAAAGAATGAGTGAGGACAGAGAGAGCCTAGGGTATTGGGCATTACCATTACCTGACGTTGAGGGCAAGCAGTGGAAGAGGATACCTAAGATAGCACGACTTGTACCTTTCGGCTATGAGGTAGATCCAGAGGATGAAAACTTTCTTCTGCCTGTAGAACAAGAACTAGATGCGCTAGAGTTAGCAAAGAAACATTTAAGACAGTACAGTTACAGACAAGTAGCCAACTGGTTGACACAGCAAACAGGACGTTACATATCTTACAGAGGACTAAAGAAGAGAATAGATATTGAAAAGAACCGCAGAAAAGTTGCTAGTGTTAAAAGGGAACTCGCCAGAAGGCTTGAAAAGACGCTCAAAGAAGTCTCGAAGCTTGAAGAAAGTACAGGAACATATACCACCGAAAGTAGAACAGCCTAGTATAAACTACGATCTAGGTGGTACAGAAGAGGTTCAACAAGATGTGTTGTTCAAACCAAACGCAGGACCTCAAACAGATTTCTTAGCATCCTCAGAACGAGAGGTGTTATATGGTGGAGCAGCAGGAGGTGGCAAGTCTTTTGCCATGTTAGCTGACCCACTCAGAGGACTAAACAATCCTAACTTTAGTGGACTGTTAGTTCGACACACGACTGAAGAGCTAAGGGAACTGATACAGAAATCTCAGGAGTTGTATCCAAAAGCAATTCCGGGAATCAAGTGGTCAGAGAGAAAGTCACAATGGGTGACTCCTAAGGGGGGACGACTTTGGATGTCCTATCTAGACCGTGACCTAGACGTAATGCGATACCAAGGTCAGGCATTTAACTGGATAGGATTTGACGAACTTACACAGTGGGCGACACCATATGCTTGGGACTATATGCGTTCACGACTCAGAAGTGCAGACCAATCATTAGGACTGTACATGAGAGCAACAACCAATCCCGGAGGGGCAGGACATCAATGGGTAAAGAAGATGTTTGTAGATCCTGCACCATCCAACTCAGCGTTTTGGGCAACAGAGTTAGAAAGTGGCAATGTTATTACATTTCCAAAAGGGCATAGCAGAGAGGGGCAACCTCTTTTTAGAAGACGCTTCATACCTGCTAATTTGTTTGACAACCCTTATTTAGCGGAGTCTGGTGACTACGAAGCAATGCTTTTGTCATTGCCTGAGCATCAGAGGAAGCAACTACTAGAAGGTAACTGGGACGTAGCAGAGGGCGCGGCGTTTCCTGAGTTTGACAGATCAAAGCACGTTGTTGAACCTTATAAGATACCGTCTAGTTGGAGAAAGTTTAGAGCATGTGACTATGGGTATGGAAGTTACTCAGCCGTAGTATGGTTAGCAGTCACACCTTCTGAACAACTTGTAGTGTACAGAGAGTTGCAAGTATCAAAAGTTTTAGCAGCTGACTTAGCAGAAAAGATATTGCAATTAGAAGCAGAAGATGGTACAATACAATATGGGGTTTTAGATAGCTCACTATGGCACAAAAGGGGCGACACTGGTCCTAGCCTAGCAGAGCAGATGATAGTAAGAGGTTGTAAGTGGCGACCATCAGATAGAAGTAGAGGCAGTAGAGTTGCAGGAAAAAACGAATTACACAGAAGACTCCAAGTTGACGATCACACCAACGAACCTCGTCTTGTTATATTTAATAACTGCACAAACCTCATATCTCAACTTCCTAGTCTCCCTCTTGACAAAAAGAACAACGAAGACGTAGATACTAATTCTATGGATCACATGTACGATGCACTACGTTATGGCATTATGACACGACCTAGAAGTTCTATATGGGACTATAACCCTGTGAATCAGCGAACAGGCTTTCAGATTGCTGATCCTAACTTTGGATACTAAACATGGCAGAAGATAACGAAATACCCTTTGACACGGATGATGTCACGGCAATACAGGATGATGATCCTGCTCTTGCCTCAGAGAGTGATATAGTAAGTTTTGTACAAGGCAGATTTAAAAGAGCAGAAGATGTACGACAGCAAGACGAACAACGATGGCTTAAAGCATACAGAAACTACAGAGGACTATATGGTCCTGATGTACAGTTTACAGAGACAGAAAAGTCAAGGGTGTTTGTAAAGGTAACAAAAACAAAAACACTTGCAGCGTATGGTCAGATAATTGACGTATTGTTTGGCAACACATCCTTTCCACTTACAGTTAATCCTACAAAGTTACCAGATGGTGTAGCAGAGTCGGTACATTTAAATTTAGATCCTAATGCTGATAACGCACAGGATGCACTTAGAGAGGCTTTTGAAGATAAACCTTCAGAGCCTTTTTTATTTACACCTGAGGGTGAACTTAAACCCGGAGAAACTATTCAAGACTTAGAGAATAGATTAGGTGGTAGTGGTCAAAAACTATCTTCTGTATCAGATAAAATTATAGAAGGTACAGGTGGTACACCACAAACTGTTACCTTTCATCCTGCTATGGTAGCAGCAAAGAAGATGGAAAAGAAGATACACGATCAGCTTGAGGAGTCAGGTGCTAACAAACAATTACGTAACGCTGCATTTGAGATGGCATTGTTTGGTACAGGTATAATGAAAGGACCTTTTGCTTTAGACAAAGAGTATCCTAACTGGAATGAAGATGGTGAATATGATCCGTTAGTTAAGACAGTGCCATCAACAAGTCACGTATCCATGTGGAACTTCTATCCTGATCCTGATGCGTATAACATGGACGAAGCAGAATACTGTGTAGAAAGACATAAGCTATCTAAAACACAGATGCGTAATCTAAAGAACAGACCATACTTTAGAGATGAGTCTATAGAAGCATGTCTTGATATGGGCGCACAATACGACAAGAAGTATTGGGAAGACGACATGAAGGACTACGCTATTGAAAACTATACAGAGCGTTACGAAGTGCTAGAGTTTTGGGGATATGTAGACTCAGAAATATTAGCAGAGAACGGACTAGATATACCTGCTGAGTTACAGGATCTTGATCAGATAAACTGTAATATATGGGTGTGCCAAGGTCATGTTCTTAGATTAGTGCTAAACCCATTCAAGCCAGTGCGTATACCATATTATGCTGTACCTTACGAGCATAACCCATACAGCTTTTTTGGTGTAGGTATTGCAGAAAACATGGATGATACACAGACATTGATGAATGGCTTTATGCGTATGGCTATTGATAACGCAGCACTTAGTGGTAATCTTATTATAGAGGTAGACGAAACAAACTTAGTTCCCGGACAGGACTTGAGTGTATATCCGGGCAAGATATTTAGAAGACAAGGCGGCGCTCCGGGTCAAGCTATCTTTGGTACAAAGTTTCCAAACGTAGCAGGTGAGAACATGCAACTGTTTGACAAAGCACGAGTGCTTGCAGACGAGAGTACAGGCTTTCCATCATTTGCTCACGGACAGACAGGCATACAAGGTGTGGGACGTACAGCATCAGGTATATCCATGCTGATGTCTGCAGCTAATGGTTCTATACGTAATGTTGTAAAAAACGTAGACGACTATCTACTAGCACCTATTGGTAAAGCGTTCTTTAGTTTTAACATGCAGTTTGACTACGACCCTGACATTAAGGGTGACTTAGAGGTTAAAGCGCAAGGCACAGAAAGCTTGATGGCTAACGAGGTACGTAGTCAAAGATTGATGCAGTTCTTACAGGTTGCGTCTAATCCTGCACTTGCACCGTTTGCTAAGATGGATTATATTATTAGAGAGATTGCAAAGGCTATGGATCTTGACCCTGATAAGGTTACAAATAGTCTGCAAGATGCTGCGATACAGGCTGAAATATTTAAGATGTTTCAACAACAACAGCCTGAACAACAGCAACAGCAACAAGCCCCACAAGCACCTGCAGGGGCTGATGCTCAAGATACAACAGGCGCAGGTGGAGGCACTATAGGAACAGGTCAAGCACCTGCACCACAAGAAGAAGGATTTACTGGTAATGTCTAAGATTAAAGAGTTAACGAATAACAAAGAACTATGGGACGCATTTGTAGAGGAACTACAAAGGTCTATAGTAAACTATCAACGTACTATGGAACAAACAGAGAAGCCATCTGACATATACAGATTGCAAGGAGCTGTTTCTGCTCTTAGACGTTTGATGCAACTAAAGGATATGATGAACGCTAAATGAGCGCATTACTAAAACATTACGAGAAAGTTAAAGCAGGTCTTAAAACTCCTGAAGAGCAAGAACAAGAAGCTAAGGAGCGAGTGTTAGCTGATAAGAATCCTCTCAGACAGGGTGGTTATAATGCTTATATAAAAGCTTTTGATGATGATCCATATAAATATACTAATGCTGAAAAGTCTGTGCTTCTTGCAGAGTTTAACCCTGCTATTGGCACAGCTACTTTAGGTATAGATTCTAAACAAGCGTTTGAAGACAGACGTAATGTTGAGGGTGTTATATATGGTGGCGGTGCTTTTTTAAGTGCTTTAGGTTTGGGTGTAGTGGCTAAACCTATATCAAGAGGACTAGGAAAGGTAGCAAGGTTTTTTACAAAAAGACAAGATGCTAAAGAAATGCAAGAATTTCTAGCTTCTGATAGAGGACCTGCGTACACAGCAGAGCCTCCTCCAGATAATACTGCAGTAGAATATTTAGAGGATGGTGTAACAAAAACAAAACAATTTAAAACGAAACAGGAGCGTCTTGCTTTTATAGATGAACTACGTTCTGATCCAAAAAGAGAAATGATTAATTTAACAACCGTTCCTAGACCCAAAACGGATATGGGTTCTTTCTTGGCTCAACCTAGACTAGATGAAATAAAAGCAGGAGAACTTGTTGGGTACAGTGCAGGACTAGATGAAACAAATCTTGCTTTTAGCACTGAATCAGCTTTAGCACGTTTATCAGAAAAAGGTTTATTAAGATCTGCTGATGAACCTGTATACGGCACTCAAAGTAGTTTAGGAGAAAGAACATCTAAAGTTCCTAATGAAGTTATTGGTACTATGTACAGTCCTGTCAGTGAGTTTGTTAATAATTTAACACCTAAGACTCTTAAGGGTGCAGGATATAATGTGTATAAGAATGATAATTACAATGATCTTGTGTCTTTAGAGGACATAGAAAAATACTTTGCAACTTTATCATCTAAGGGTTTAGTTAAAGAAGGTGAAGTTGATTATTTAATAAAGAATAAACTACAAAACACTTTTTTCTCAGCACCAGAAAGACTAGTAGGTAGGGATAAGTATGGTTTTGGCGCAGGTATTTCTGAGGCAGACAAAGAAAGAATACCCTTAGATCTTGTACCCATTAAGATTTTTAAGGACACATATAATAAAAACGTAAAAGGTGTGTTTGATAATTACACTTTTTCTTTAGATAAACAAATGGAAAAAGGAACATCTGCTTATAGAAAAAGATATGGTCAATCACAAAAAATAATAGATGATGAAGTTTTAAATGAAGCAGGTGCGCCAGACTATGAAGCTGTAACTTTTAATGCTCAAAATTTAAATCCTGATGTTTTAAGAAGAAGCAAACATGGTTTTAAAGAAGATGCTTTAGGACACATACGATACTCTATTAGAGACGGATCAAATACCAAAAACAAAGTAAGAGCTTTGTTAAATAAAGAGAATGATAAAGGAATAATAAGTGATTATTACTTTGATTTACCTCACTCAAATTCTGAGTTAAATAATGCTAGAAGATTTGGTGAGGATGTTGATGATCTTAAGGCTTATATAAAGCAAATACAACAGGTGACTGAGGCAAGAGATGAAGGACAAATTATAGGTAACTTGCAAAGTATGCGTTTTAAAGAAAGTGATGTGTTAGAGGATGTAATACGTAAATCTAAACAATTATATTTTGACAATATAATAGAAAGCGCATATACAATGAAGAACAACAAGCTTGTTTTTGATCCTGCAGATACCTCTCCTTTTGGATTACTAAGAGATGAACTGTACGCTCGTACTGGACAAGCTAAAACTGCAGTTGATTTGGATGCTAGAATAGCAGCTAAAACTGCAGAAAAACAAGAGTTAGTTAAT